AAGATTACGACAGCTTGAAAAAAGAGGTATCCGCAGAAGCAAACTGCGTACCGAAATTCAGCAACGGAGCGCAGAATAAGCCTCCGTATTTCTTTGCCGGAATGCACCAGAACGAAAGGACGAGGCCGTAATGATAAATGCAAGGATGATGTATCTCAGACCGGGGAATCTTTTCAAGGACTTCGTAGTAGAGAACAACAAGCAGGTTGTCACGAGTACAGGTCGTGTGGCACAGGTCCATAACGGCGATGGTACAGTCATAATCAGAGGATGTCTTGCAGAGGCATCGGACGAGGATAAGACAAACCACAGCAAGACAGACCATGTTGTTACGCACACCATAGTTCAGTCCGGACCGGCAAAAGCCAAGAGGACAGACAAACTGGTACTCGGAAACAGGTCATTTTACATTGTGGATATAGACGATGCGGGTTCGCTGGGAATCTCCACTATCTACTACGCTGAGGAAAGGGAGGATGTCAAATGAAATTGTGGGTAGACGGCCAAGCCGGAAGTCCGGGAAGTGCAATCCGGGCAAAGGTGAAAGACCAGGTTGCGAATGTCAATAAGCAGGTACTTTCAAGAGGCACCAGGGCAGTGAATGCTCTGCGCAATGCGGAACTGGAAGTGTTGAAAGGGCAGAGAAGCGGCAGGGTTTACCGGAAATATCCGTACAAGTCAACCTATACGGCATCCGCACCGGGAGAACCGCCTGCAAGACGGACAGGAAACTTGCGTATGCACTGGAACGGACAGGTCAGAACCGAAGGAGGCGCTGGCGGCGGAACAACCGTCATAGCGGAATTGGAAAGCCAGGAATCCTATGCAAGCTACCTGGAAAACGGAACATCAAAGATGGCGGCACGACCATTTCATGACAGAATCGTTGAAAAGGCAACACCGGAAATTGAGAATATTTACAAAGAACCGTACTCATAGGAGGTAGGAAACGATGGCACTGGTAATTGAACAGCCGGTGGCATCCTTCGACATATCCCAGATTAAGCGAGGAGATTTGCTTTGGGCGAAACACTTCACCTGGGATGAAGGAAAAGCGGGATTTGTCACATCGGCGGTAAAAGACCAGCTGATCGTGCAGTATCATCCCGGCATCGGCAATGTAACAAACCATTTTATTATTCCCATATCAGAGGCAGTAGCCGGAGATTGGGAAATCAGATGGTCTGCAGATTTGACAGAGGTACAATCGTACAATGTCGAGGCAGACGAGGAACAGCAGGAGGGAGGTACTTCGGATGATTCTGGAGGAACTGATTAGAAGGAGGTTCCTGGACTCTGAAAAACTCACTAAGCATCTTGCGGCGTTTGGCGAGTTACCTGCTGTGTTCAGCCCGGAAGCACCGGGCGGCAACCAGGAAGGGTGGGGCGGTAATACGCAGTACCCTCAGATAGTTTACAATTACGACCTGCAGGCAAACGAGGAAAGGCACAGTGCCGGGGCTTTATCGGTGATTCTGCTCTGCCAGAACACAACGGATGTGGCACCGGAGGATATTGAGCCAGAGATTCGAGCCTGCTTGCGTGATGTTATCTTAAAGCCGGAAGGTGGAACTCCGTACTGTTTTGCATGGGCGAGGACAGACGGATTCAGTGTTGACGAGAACAAGGGAAATGCGAAAAGCGCATATATGACAATCGGGTGTGAAATCCGGTTCGATATCCTGGAATATCCGTCACAGGAAACGACTGATCCGGACCCGATAGTAGCCATGAACAAGTATTTGAAGGGATTGTACCCGGAATGTATCGTTATGGGCTATGACAATATGGAGGAGATAACGGAAGCAACAAAGGAAAGACCGGTGATTTACAGCCGGTTGCTGTCAGTAGATAAGGCAGAGGAAACGAATACAGTAGCATGGATGGACGGTAGAATTGCCGTCCATATTTTATGCCCGGATAGCGAAGTGAGGCTAAAAATGGCATCCGCCATCACAAACGCTCTTTCCCTGGACGGAGAAGTAATCATGCTGGACTATTCCCCCATGTTCATTAAAAGGCTGCAGGCAAACTACAAGTCGGACTATCTGAAAGACGGTCAGATTTCTTTGACAGGACATTATGGACTGTTGAGATATAAGGCAAAGCCACATTCCCTGCAGAGGGCGAATGTGAATTACAAGTAAGGAGGTACAGAGATGGCAACATCAAAGAAAGCAGAAACCGCCACTACCGAACCCGCACAGGAGCAGGAGACAAAGGCGGTAACTGAATCTGCACAGGATCAGCAGGCAACAGTAAATGCGGCGACGCAGACGGAATCTGTCTATGCCGTAAGCGAACTGGCAGCCAATGCAAAGAAAATCTTCGGAGAACGTCCGGAGTGTGTTACTGCAGCACTTAGATTTGCAGGAAAAGCAACCTGTACGGTCTCCGAGGCAAAGAAGATCGTAGAGGAATTTATGAAAAGGGAGGTCAAATAAATGGCAGCAACATTTATTTTAGGCGAGACAAAGGTACGCCCTGGTTCATACTTCAATGTCCAGAAGAAAGGCACCAACGCCTCAGCCGGAACGATGAACGGGGTAACTGCGGTTATCTTCAAGGCGGATTTCGGACCGCTTAACGAGGCAGTAGAGTTGAGTGCTGATGATGGTTACGAGAAAACCTTTGGCACAGGGCTGACTACAGATGCAATGAAGGAGGCTATTTCCGGAGGTGCGAGAACAATCATCGCTTGTCGTGTGGGAAATGGCGGACAGACAGCAACAATCACTCTGAAATCAAGCGATGGCAATGCGGACGCTGTGACGGTTACTGCAAAGTATCCGGGGGCAAAGTCTTTCACGGTTACAATCCGGGAGAAATTGTCTGATTCCACGCTGAAAGAGTGCATTATCTATTCCGGAACAACGGAATTTGAGAAAGTAGAGTTTGCAGCCGGAGAGGGCGAGGCAGGAGCATTGGTTGAGGCGCTGGCTTCATCCAAGAACTTCAAGGCAGAGTTGGTTTCCGGAAAGACAGCATCGGTTCTGGCAAATGTATCTCAGAGTGAATTTACTCCAGGAGAAGACCCGAATGTTACGAACGGTGACTATTCCAACGCCTTTGCGCAGGTAGAGCCGTATGAGTTCAACACAATCTGCGTTGACACAGAGGACACAGCAGTACATCTGTTACTGCAGTCTTTTGTCAATCGTATTTTTGATGCCGGTTCTCTGGCACAGGCTGTTGTTGCTGAGAAGCACACAGTCGATCTGGAAACAAGAATTGCACACGCAGCCGCTTTCAATGACGAGAAGCAGCACTATGTACTCAATGCTCGCATCAACGAACAGGGCACAGAGATTGACGGATATCAGACGGCGGCTCGTATCGCCGGTTTGATCGGGTCGGTAGCCTCCAACTCTTCGCTTACCCATACGGTAATTAGCGGTTTCACAGAGATTCTGGAGAGATTGACCAATACGGAAATCATCAATGCGGAGAAAAAAGGGTGCCTTGTTTTGGACTACAACAAGTCTAAGCAGGTATGGATTGACAATGCAATCAATACCCTTATCACTCCGGCAGACAACCAGGACGATGGCTGGAAGAAGATCAGACGTGTTAAGACACGTTTTGAGTTGATTCGTCGTGTAAATACGACCACCGACAACCTGGTAGGCAAGGTGGATAACGACACCAACGGAAGAAGCACTGTTATCAGCCAGGTACAGGAAGTAGGTACCTCAATGGTTGAGGAAGGAAAATTGACTTCCTGCAGTGTGTCTGAGAGCAGCACATATACAGCTGATGGAGACAGCGCATGGTTTGATATCGATGTGGTAGACAAGGATTCTATGGAGCATATTTATCTGAGCTTCCTGTTCCGGTTCAGCACCAATGAGTAAAGGAGGTATAGACAATGAGAAATGTTAGAGCAGCCGGTGATTCGAGACACGCAAGAACCGGTAAGGACGGCGCCTTCTACAGTGCGGACGGCGTATTGCTTGCGACTGTTGACTCTTTCACATCAAATGTGAATTTCAGCAACGCAAAGTACAGCGTTTTAGGAGACGCACAGGAGCATGAGACGGCAAACACCTTTGCGGTGAGCCTTACAATGTCTCAGATCGTAGTAGAGGATGATGAATTTATCCAGGAACTTATGGAGTCGCTGGAGACACAGGAAATGCCCCGCTGGAATTTCCAGGGAACACTCCTGGGAAGAAATGGCTCGGAGGAAAGAGTGGTTTACAGAGATTGCATTCCTTCCGGCCAGGTGGATATCCAGAATGTATCTGTCGGTGATGTTATCAAGAGGGCATGGAACTTCTTTGTAAACAGACCGCCTAAGCTGCAGAGTTTATTGAGCATTCCGGACAGCGAGTAGTAAATAGCAGGTTATCAGACAGAGGGAGGCAAGCGCTTCCCTCTTTATTATTTTAGAAGATGGAGGAAAAACATATGTCTAAGGAATTTACAAAAGGTGTAACTATCGGCCAGGCTGAGGAAACAGCAGAGGTTGATACAACCGCAACAGCCACAGTAGAGGAAAGAGAATTTTCGGAAGAGGAAAACAAGACCATGATCCGGGCGAATGAGGATGATTTCATACAGGGACTCATTGCCGCAGCAGATTTCGTGACAGACGAGACGCAGCGCATTGAGATTGTTCGTGATGGAAAACTGTATTTCGCATTTACCATCCGCCCGCTGAGCTCTGAGGAGTACGACCAGTGCAAGAAGAAACATACCAAGTATGTGAGAAATAAGCAGTTGGGTATGAAGCTTCCGGAAGATACCAACCGTGTGAAATACCAGTCGGCAATCATCCTTGCAGCTACAGTAAACGAGGACAAGGAAAAGCTGTGGAACAACAAGAAGGTATGGGAGGCACTTATCAACAAGGGCCTGCAGATCATGAGCGGTCTGGATGTTATTGAGTACACTCTGAAAGCTGGAGAAAAGGACAAAATCCTTGAAGCAATCGACAAACTCAGCGGATATGAGGACAACAACATCGAGGAAGTTGCAAAAAACTAATCGAAGCCGGCGGTAAAGCCTGTCTGTTACATCACATTTTCCAAACGACAGGCATAACGCCGGATGAATTTTACAAGAAACCAAAAGGGGTGCAGGCATTTATGCTTGCATCCATGAGAATAACCCTGGAATCACGGACGAAAGGAGGGGAAGAGGATGGCTGAGACACTTAGGATTGAGATACCGATAGAGACGATAGACGAAACCGATCCTGGACTATCCAATGTTACTAAGAAATTTGAGAAAATGGAAAATGCGGCCAATAGTGCAAGCAGTGCAACGAAGAAAGCCGGCACCCAGGTTACTCAGTTCGATAAGCAGGCTGAAAAAACCGAAAAGACATTATCGAGTTGGGCGAAAGAGAAGTACGAAATCCTTCTGGAAGCGAAAGACAAGATATCTCCTATCATTTCAACGCTCGGAAGCGGACTGAGAAGTTTTGCTGGAAAGACATGGAGCGTCACGATGAAAGCTGTTGACCTTATCACTTCGCCCGTCCGGGGTATCATAAATCTGTTGAAAAACCCCATTTTTCAAGTGGGGGCGGTACTCGGAGTCAGCATAGGTTTGAAAGATACCATAGAAACCTATGAGAACTTCGAGGCCGCTATGTCAGAGGTACAGGCCATAAGCGGAGCCACAAGTTCAGAACTGGATAAATTGACCGCCAAAGCGAAAGAAATGGGTTCCACCACAAAATTTACTGCAGAGGAATCGGCTGAGGCATTCAATTATATGGCTATGGCCGGATGGAAAACAGAAGATATGCTCAATGGTATCGAGGGCATATTAAACCTTGCAGCAGCATCCGGAGAGGATTTGGCTACGACATCGGATATTGTCACTGACGCACTGACAGCCTTCAATATGCAGGCATCGGATGCAGGGCATTTCTCGGATGTACTGGCGGCGGCTGCATCAAATGCGAATACAACGGTTTCCGGAATGGGTGAAACCTTCAAATATGCCGGTTCGATGGCAGGATCGCTCGGATATTCAATCGAAGATGTTGCTCTTGCAACCGGCTTAATGGCGAATGCAGGTGTAAAAAGTACCATGGCTGGTACTGCGTTGAACTCAATCTTTACGAGATTGTCAACGAATACAAGCGGAGCCGCAGATGCCCTGGAGGAATTGGGCATATCATTCTATGACAGCAGTGGAAACGCAAACGATTTGTCTGATATTTTGGACGCTTTGAGAGCAAAGACTGCAGATATGAACGATGAACAGAAAACCTCCCTGGCAAATACGATAGCAGGAACGGAGGCACAGAAAGGCTTGCTGGCTATCTTGAACGCCTCAGAAGAGGACTATAATAAATTGGCAGATGCCATCAATAACGCAGACGGAGCCGCAGAGAGTATGGCTGACACTATGTTAGACAACCTCAGCGGTTCTATTACTTTGCTGCAAAGTGCAGTGGACGGCGTAAAGATTTCATTCGGAGAGCGACTTGCACCGTATGTAAAGAGTCTGGCAGAGTGGCTGACAGACCAGATGCCGGAGATTGAGATTGCCCTGGATGAAATGATGGACTGGTTCGACACGAAAGTAGACCGAATGAAGCGAAAGTTTAAGGAAATTTCCAGCACAGAAGAGTGGCAAAATGCAGATTTCTTCGGAAAGGTAAAGATTGCCTGGGATGAAATTATAGCAGAGCCGTTTTCAGAGTGGTGGAACAGCACCGGAAAAGCAAAGTTTGCAGATTTTGCCGGAGATATCGGAAAAGGACTTGGTACCGGTATAAAGGTTGGAGTTATGGCAATGCTCGGAATCGATATCGGAGAAACACTGGACGAGGGAGTGAGCATTGGAGCATCCTTCGCAAAAGGCTTTTCTGAGGGTTTTGACTTTGACACGATTTCTGCAAATTTGTGGTCCGGATTTAGTAACCTGCTGTCAAATGCAGGAAAATTACTTCCTGGAGGACAGTCGGCAGATTTATCATCCGTATTTTCTGCAATTATGCTGAGCAAAATCGCAAGTCCGTTTTTGAGTTTAGGAAAAGGTGCTTTCGGTATAGGCAAGGCAATATTCGGAACTAATGCAGCAACAGGAACATCGCTGGCCGGAAACTTAGGAACATGGATGATGGGATCAGCAGCAACCGGAACCGGTCTGAAAGGTCTCGGAGTTACGATGGGACTGAGAGGTCTAAGTCTTGGTTCCGGAGCAACCACAGGAGCCGGCCTTATTGCATCGGGTGCCGCAGCAACAGCCGGAGGTATAGCGGCAGGAGCAACGCTGGTTAGTAGTGCATTGGATGCATACAAGGCAATAAAGTCTGATGATGCAGACGAGACAAAGGCATACGGAGAATCAGCAGCATGGAAAGCGGGTGGCGTTGCCGCCGGTGCAGCAGCCGGAGCCGCACTTGGTTCGGTTATTCCTGGTTTGGGTACAGCTGTTGGTGCTTTGGTCGGCGCTGGTGTCGGAGGCATAGCAGGATGGATCAAGGGCAACAAAATCAAGGAAGAGTACCAGGACAATGTAGAGGAAATGGAGAAGGAGGCTGAGAAGGCTCAGAAAATATTTGAGGCAACCGGTCTCTCAATCGATGATGTTAAATTCAAGAACGATACTCTTACGCAGGCTATGAATGATTCGGAAGTATCGGCTGAGGAGTTTGCTCAGATGTTCCAGGAAGAATGTGTAAAAGTCGCCACGAATGCGTTTGGCGATATTTCGCTTTCCCTGGAAGAGGTGAAGAAGGTGGCAAATTCAATCACATTTGCTGATATGGCAGACGAACTCGAAGAGTTTTCACAGGCAACAGCTGATACGGAGAGCGCTCTTACCAGTTTGAAATCTTCTGCATCTAGTTTGAAGAAGGAGAACTGGAAAGTTGGTCTGGGTATGCAGTTATCCGAAACGGAGCAGGATAATTACCGGACGGCAGTAGATAATTTTGTGGAGTCGGCACAGACCTACATTGACGATAACCACTACGAAGCAACGGTTGCTTTGAAACTGCTCACCGGAGAATCCGGAGATACTACGAGCCTGGATAGTTTCTATGAAGGATTGAAGAACCAGGTTTCCAATATCTCCGAGGAACTGAGTAATTCAATGGAAATCGCCCTCAGTGACGGTGTTATAACCTTGGATGAATCGGCGGAATTGGAAAATCTGCAGAGCCAGATTACGGAAATCACAAATAAGCTGACATCGGCACAGACAGATGCAGAGTTTGATACTCTGAAAATCAAGTACAACGGTGCGGCACTCGACATTGACAGTTTCAATGCCCTGCAGGAAGAATTGCAGGCAGAGGTTACGGAGGCGTCCGAGCAGTATGATAATGCTTTGACAGTAACGCTTACAAATCTGAACCTGCAGCTTTCGGAGGGAGCAATCACGCAGGAAGAGTACGACCAGGCAGTGCAAGATGCCACAGATGGTTATTATGCTCAGATTAACGAGATAAATGCCAGAGTCAGCTCATTCAACCTGGAGAGCATAGCAACGGCGTTTGATACAGAATTATCCGGTCTTATGCCGGAAATCGAAGGAACAACGGCGGAGAAACTGCAGGAGGCTTTGAACAATGCCATGCTGCAGCATCCGGATGTTACGCAGTGGTCTACCGCAGATGTGATAAGCTGGATAGGGCTTGACAAACTCAGTCTTGACACAGCACAGCAGACTACCATTGCGACAGAGTTAATTCAGACGGCACTTGCGGTACCGGAAGGAACCAAGGAAACGATTATCCAGGATTACAAGGACGCAATACCGACAGCGGATGAAATCAAGGAGGCTCTGGATTGGGACTCTATGACGAATGAGGACTGGAGAGACCTAATGGAATCCATAACAGGACCGACAGAGGGCGAGTCCATAGGGCTGAACTCAGACGATCTGAAACAGAAAATGTCCGATTATTACGGAGAATATTTCGATACGGTCAAAACTTCCTACTCCGAGGCTCTTCACAACGCATTGGAAAATGCGAGTGATGAAGATACCCTCAGTTCCTTCATGGAGCAGTATATGGAAAGCCAGACTGCAGACGCATCCA